CAACAGTCGAGCTTGAGGATGACAACGAAGAGTCTTCATCTGAATCTGTTGTTGTTGCTCCTGAAGAAACAGAAGAAACCCGAACAAAAGTTCGTGATAAGTCTAGCGGCGATGATGAGTTAGAAAGCTACAGTGAGAGCGTTCAAAAACGTATCAATCAATTAACAGCAAAACGCAAAGCTGCGTCCGAAGAAGCCGAAGCTGCTGTTCAATACGCTCAACAGGTTCATCAAGAAAACCAGCAGATGAAAGCTAGGCTGCAACAGTTGGATCAGGGATACAGGTCTGAGTATGAAGGCCGCGTTGTATCTCAAGAGCAGCAAGCCAAACGTGCGTTGACAGAAGCGCATGAAGCTGGCGACTATGAAAAGGTTGCAGAAGCGCAATCCGCATTGTCACAAGTTGCTATCGAAAAAGAACGCATTCGTCTGCAAACAGCCAAAGCTCAAAGGGACGAACAGCAAAGGCAGGCTCAAGCTGAACAACAACAGCAACAGCAGCAGTATCAGCAGCAACAACCGCAACGTCAGGCGGCTGACCCTAAGTTGGAAAAGTGGCTTTCTAAAAACGATTGGTTTGAAAAAGACAACGTTATGAAAGCTGCGGCTACCGCCATACACAATCAAATTGTTGGTGAGGAAGGGTTCGACCCTACTACCGACGAATATTATTCTGAAATAGACAAGCGTATCCGCAAGGAAATGCCACATAAGTTTCAGGTGAAACAAAAAAACGCCCAAGTTGTTACACCTGCGTCTAGTAATGGACGGTCATTAAAATCTGGGCGGAAAAATACGGTGGAACTAACGCCGGGGCAAGTCGCATTTGCCAATAAGATGCGGATACCTTTGGAGCTTTATGCAAAAGAAGTTCTAAAAATTGAAAACAGGAGAGAATAACATGGCAACTAGGTCAGCGCGTGATTCAGAATCACGGGAAAACGCAGAGCGTATTCAGCAATGGCGACCCGGTTCAGCCTTGGACGCACCAGAGCCGCCTATTGGCTTTAAACATAGATGGATTCGTGAATCTGTCTTGGAATACGATGATAAGACTAACGTTCATAAGAAACGGCAAGAGGGATGGGAACTTGTTCGCGCTGAAGAGTACCCAGATTATGTTGGCCCGGTAGTTGACGAAGGAAGAAACGCAGGCACCATTGGTGTTGGCGGCTTGGTTCTGGCCCGAATCCCTGAAGAACTCGTAGAGCAGCGGAACCGCCACTTTGACACTGTGGCACAAAATCAAATGGACGCTGTTGACCGCGATTGGATGCGGGAAAACAACGCTCTTATGCCAAAAATGGCACCACAACGTAAATCCTCTGTGAGCTTTGGCTCAAGAGGTAAATAAGGAGATTAACGATGGCGAATCAAGACGCTGCATTCGGTCTTCGTCCGATCAAACGAGTTGGGGCAACCCCATTCACTGGTGGACAAAACCGTTATCGTATCGCCGCAAACTATGGTACTTCAATTTTCCAAGGTGACATGGTAGCCCAAGTCACAGGTGGCGGTGTAGAAATACACGCTGATGGCGGAACAGTACCTATTGTTGGCGTGTTCAATGGTTGCAAATACACTGACCCAACTTCGGGTGAGCAAGTATTTAGCAATTACTATCCTGCAAGCACAAATGCTTCTGACATTATCGCGTTTATCATTGATGACCCTATGGCTGTCTTTGAAATTCAAGCTAATGCAGCATTTCCAATAGCTGACTTGCTTGGCAACTTTGATATTGTTTATACATCTGCTGGTAGCACAAAAAGTGGTATCTCAGGCGCTGAACTAGATGTTGCTACAGGTGCTACCACTGCTGGGTTGCCCTTGAAAGTAATCGACATTTCTGAAGACCCAGAAAATGACGATGTAAGCTCCGCTAATACTAACGTGTATTGCGTCATTCAAAACCATGTCTTCGGTGTCAAAGCCGCAGGTCTAGCGTAAGGAGCTAAACAATGGCAATTTCTCGTTCACAATTAGCTAAAGAGCTAGAGCCGGGGCTAAACGCACTATTCGGAATGGAATACAACCGTTACGATGATGAGCATGCTGAAATCTTTGACACAGAATCGTCAGATCGTGCGTTCGAAGAAGAAGTTATGCTGTCAGGTTTTGGGAATGCTCCCACAAAAACCGAAGGTGCAGGAGTATCGTTTGATGATGCTAACGAAGCGTACACCGCTCGTTACACCCATGAAACGGTTGCGCTGGCATTCGCTCTGACTGAAGAGGCGATTGAAGACAATTTGTATGATCGTCTTGGCGCTCGTTACACAAAAGCTCTTGCCCGTTCTATGGCGCATTCAAAGCAAGTTAAAGCCGCTGCGGTTCTTAACAACGCTTTCAATTCGTCATTTACAGGCGGTGATGGTGTAGAGCTTTGTTCGACAGCGCACCCACTTGCACAGGGCGGAACTTTCCGTAACGAACCGTCCACTGCTGCTGACCTCAATGAAACTTCGCTAGAAAATGCTCTTATCGACATTTCAGCGTTTGTTGATGAGCGGAATATGATTATTGCCCTTCGTGGCACTAAGCTGATTATTCCACCGCAGCTTCAGTTTATTGCAGATCGTCTGTTGGAATCGACTTTGCGTCCCGGCACATCTGACAATGACATTAACGCGACAAAGAACATGGGTATGGTTCCAGAGGGTTACACTGTTAACCACTTCTTGACCGATACTGATGCGTTCTTCCTGAAAACTGACGCGCCAAATGGCTTCAAGCACTTTGAGCGTTCTCCCATGCAAACAAACATGGAAGCAGACTTTGATACAGGCAACATGCGCTTTAAGGCGCGTGAGCGTTATTCATTTGGTTTCTCGGACCCACGTTGCGTATTCGGTTCACCCGGAGCGTAACCCGAACAAATGTTTGGTTTTGATTGGGGGCAGTTCATCTGCCCCCTTTCTTTTTTGTTTAAGGTCATATAGGGTAATGTCATCCCTGACAGATACATAATGTATCTGACACTAGCCACGACAGGAGATTAACATGGCTAATTCTACTTTTTCAGGACCAGTGCGTTCTGAAAACGGTTTTAAGAACATTGTAAAAAGTTCTACAACTGGTGCGCTTACAGGCGAAATGACGTTATCGGTGTATACAGCAACGGTAACAGTTGCAGACGGGGCAACTACAGGCAAAGAATCCTCTATTGGCATTCCCTCAAACTTCATTCCTATGGCAGTTACAATTGCTGTAACAGGCGCTGCATCAAACAGTGTTACTCTTAATGACATTGGAACCGATGCAGACACGGACGGTTTTGTGGATGGAATTTCCGCTGCGGTTAATAGCACTGGTTTTAAAGGTTATTTTCCATGCAACGGTGTTTTAGGAATGTCTGGAGGAACAACTACTGCGGCGACTGAAACAGCCGATGAAGTAGAGGTGGTTCTTTCTGGTGATCCCGGTGCAGATACAACTGTAGTTTTGAAGTTCATGGGTATTTCTAGCTCTTCCGATGCTTCTTAAATGATATAAGGAGTATCTAATATGGCTGATGCTGTAGCAACACAAACCATTCAGGACGGTCAGAAAATGGTCGTTCAGAAGTTTACCAATGTCTCTGATGGGTCAGGCGAGTCTGCTGTAGTTAAAGTAGACGTTAGTGCATTAGCTGCAAATGCCCGTGGTGATGCCTGCACAGGTGTTACCATAGAAAAAATATGGTGGCAGTGCATTGGAATGAAGGTGCAAATCCTTTTTAATGCTACTACTAATGTGTTTTGTATTGAGCTTGGCGAAAATCAAAGTGGTCATCACGACTACACAGCTTTTGGTGGCCTAACCAACAATGCTGGTAGCGGCAAAGATGGGGACGTTTTGTTCACAACTGTAGGTCACACTAGCGCAGATACATACACTATCATTATGTCGATGCGGAAAGAGTATGGCTAAACGTTCGGATAAAATGCCGAAGCGCAATAAAAAGAATTTCCGCTCCACTAAGTCTGGGGCGGGAATGACTAAAGCTGGTGTCGCAGCTTATAGGCGCAAAAATCCCGGCTCTAAATTAAAAACAGCAGTTACTGGAAAAGTTAAAAAAGGCAGCAAAGACGCCAAGCGGCGTAAATCTTTCTGCGCTCGTTCTGCTGGACAAATGAAAAAATTTCCTAAAGCGGCTAAAGACCCTAACAGTCGTTTGCGACAAGCTAGAAAGCGGTGGAAGTGTTAATGAAACAATTTGTTGTTATTATTTTTACTGCTGTTGTTACGGGAATTGGCGCTATTTCTTACAGTTGGGCCGCGTGGACAACTGAAACTTTAATTTCTGTAGATAAAAAAACAGAAGTTATAGCAACAGAAATATCTTACATAAAAAGATACATGGAGCGGGATTATGGCTATATCCAGAGGTCAAATGAAACAGCAAGTGTCAAAGCCATCAAGTGAAAAACCTACAGGCGTTGTGTATCTTAAAAAAGGTGGCAAAGCGTCACCTAAATCTAAAGGCAGTAAAATCTGTCCTGCTGGCAAGGCTTGGGCGCAAAGAACTTTTGACACGTACCCATCTGCCTATGCGAATATGGCTGCGTCTAAATACTGCAAAGACCCTAATTACGCAAAAGGCGCGAAGGGCAAAAAGAAAAAGAAGAAAGCATAATGGGTGCGCTGAAGGATTGGGTTAATCAAGATTGGGTTAGGATCGGCACTAACGGTTCTATCCAAGGCAAGTGCGGCACATCTAAAAACAAGCAGAACCCTGATAGATGTTTGCCTCGTAGTAAAGCTCAAAGCCTTAGTAAAAAAGAACGGTCAGAAACAGCTAAAAAGAAAAAGGCGGCTGGCAAGAAGGGCCAAACTGTGGTTGCTAATACTAAAAAAGCCAAGGTTCGCACTTTGAAAAATGGAGGTGCAGTGGCAGAAACAAAAGCAAAACGTCCATTTAACGGTAAAAACATACCCGGCACTATGGTAGCAAATGGGTGTGGTGTTGTTATGTCAAACGGTAAAAATTCCAGAAGAAAACGCACCAAAATAACTTAGGAGAATATCATGGCGATGAAGAAAAAAGGTTATCGTAACGGCGGTAAAGTCAAGAAAATGATGAAGGGCGGTGCCGCGGGTGGCATGAAAAAGCCCCGTATGATGAAAAAAGGTGGTGCAGCGGGTGGCATAAATCTAAAAAAGAAAAACAACTCACCAACAATGACGCTTGCACAACTAAAGGCAGCAGCTAAAAAATTAGGTAAAAAGGTTGTTTAAAATATAGATGCCATATCTACACAGCAACATACCTTACTTTAAGGCATGGGTTCGCCGTGAATATACTCACAACCATGAGGATTATCACGGCGAATTTCTTCATGCTATGGTCATAGGTGTAACAACAATCCCGAACAGATGTTTGAGTTTCCAAGTTATATTTACTGGAAACGAAGCTGAAGATGCAGATGAAGACACAGTTCATGGCGGTGCTATGTGGGCAAGAATGCCTATAACTGCACTTGTAGGCGACATACCTCTGGAAGAATGGCCTGAACCAATGCAGACATATGACGCACAGCCTTGGGACTGTGCATCTCACCACCATTCTGTATTTGTTATGGATCGTGCAACGCCCTGCCCTTGGATGGCAAAAATAGATGGTGAAATGCACCCAGCCAAGTATTTATTTACGGTTGATTACACTAACAGCGAGATTGCAGATGATCCCGCACAACACAAACAAAGCCATGTTTTGCAGTTGCTAGACGCAGGTGAATGGACAGGCAATATAGTAGCTTTGCCAAATAACCGCGTTCGTGTTACACATCCAGCGTGGTTTGTAACTGGTGAGGGAGCGCCCGATTTCAAACCATCACAGCATATACACTATTCTAAATCTGATTTAGACTACACCTTAGATGTTAACAGGGTTTTCGATAACCTTTATAACGAGGAATGACATGGCAGTATCAGGCTCAACAGATTTTGAATTAGATGTTGCTGAATACATCGAAGAGGCTTTTGAGCGTTGCGGCTTAGAAGCCCGAACTGGATATGACCTGAAAACAGCTAAAAGATCGTTAAATCTTTTGTTTGCGGATTGGGCCAATCGCGGTCTTAATCAATGGACAATTAATCAAAGAAACTTCACTGTAACAAGTGGTGATGGTGAAACAAGCCTTGACACTGATGTAATTGATATATTGTCATTAGTGGTTCGCAGGGACGGCACAGATTATTCATTAAGCAGAATTAGCAGAGATGAATATCTAAGCATTCCAACCAAAACAACTACAGGCCGACCAACGCAGTTTTTCTTAGATAGGCAAATAACGCCCAATTTAAAGCTGTGGCCCCTGCCTGATAATAGCACAGATGTAATTGTCTATGATGCTTTGACGCGCATGGATGATGCCGACACTTACATAAACACGGTTGACATGCCATTTCGGTTTTATCCCTGCCTAGCTGCGGGATTGGCGTATTACATTGCTATGAAAAGAGCGCCAGAAAGGTTGCAAATACTTAAACCAATATATGATGAAGAGATTAACAGGGCTATGGATGAAGACAGGGACAGAGCTTCATTTAGAGTAGCGCCAGATTTAAGGAACTATAGGTATGTCTAGGTACGCCACAGGCAAGTGGGCATATGGAATATCTGACCGTTCTGGGTTTAGATACCGCTTGCGTGACATGCGAAAAGAATGGAACGGCTTATTAGTTGGCAAAGATGAATGGGAGCGCAAAGAGCCGCAACTTGAACCGCTTAGAGTAAGACCCGATCCACAGGCTTTACGTGATCCAAGACCGCAACAAAATGAAACAGAGATTAATTCAATACAATATGGGTTTAATCCTGTCGGTTATCGTGGCGATGCTTTAGGTTTTACAGGCAATAGACTAAAGGCTGAAGGTTCTGTAGGAGAGGTCACGGTGACAACATGAGCTATACATACACTACGTTAAAACAAGCTATAAAAGACTATACTGAAAACGACGAAACTACGTTTGTCAGCAATTTGCCTGTGTTTATCAGAAACACAGAAGAGCGTGTTTTAAAAAATGTGCAGTTAAGTTTGTTTCAACGCAATGCCAGCGGAACAATGACCTCTTCCAATAAATTTTTGTTT